ATGTGTTGACTGGCTCACAGAACAGGATGAAGCTGTTAGACGTTATCAACGACACCTCAGACTTCTTCATGCAGTACCGCCCTTCTCGCTGGATGGACAACGCTTTCTTGATTGAGACACCTCCTCTGGGTTCTCCACAGTTCTACAGCTTCAACGGTGTTAACGCTGCTGGTGACAACGCTGTGGACATCTACCCCAAGCCTGACGGTGTGTATCAATTAAGGTTTAACGTGGTACTACGTACAGCAGACTTCACAGAAGATACAGAGACTCTGGCAGTGCCTTCATCACCTGTTGTGCAGATTGCTACAGCACTGGGTGCTAGAGAGCGTGGAGAGACTGGTGGTACAAGTGCAGCAGAGTTGTTTGGACTTGCTGACAGAACATTGTCTGACGCTATCGCTATTGATGCGTCACAACACCCTGAAGAAACTATCTGGTATTCTTAATGGCACAACAACTACAGAACATCACAGTAGCTGCTCCAGGCTTTGCTGGTCTTAACACACAGGACTCACCAATAGGTGTTGATCCCTCGTTTGCTGCTGTTGCAGACAACTGCGTTATTGACAAGCTAGGCCGTATTGGTGCGCGTAAGGGCTGGGTAGAAGTTTCTACTAATGGCTCTTCTGTACTAGGTACTAGCCGTGGTATAGAGACTGTATACGAGTTTATTGATAACTCTGGCGATAAGGTTGTACTGTCAGCAGGTAACAATAAAATCTTTACAGGCACTACCACGTTAACAGATGTTACTCCTACTGGGTACACGCCTACCGCTAACAACTGGAAGACAGTAACACTAAATAATCATGTTTACTTGTTCCAAAGAGGTAATGAGCCTTTACTAGCTACAGACGAGTCAGGTTCTTTTGTGTTGGAAGAAATGTCAGCTCACAGCCACAGCACTGGTACTCCTCCGTATGGCAACGAAGTTTTAGCAGCCTATGGTAGACTCTGGGTAGCGGATGTTACAGGTAACAAGCACACTGTCTATTGGTCTGATCTACTTAATGGTCATCACTGGACAGGAGGCACATCAGGCTCGTTAGACGTTACTACTGTATGGCCTACAGGCTTTGACGAGATAACGGCTCTAGCGGCCCACAATGGCTTCCTAATCATCTTTGGCAAGAAGTCTATACTGGTGTACTCAGGAGCCTCTTCTCCTGCTAATATGACGCTTACAGACACCATAGAAGGCGTTGGTTGCATAGCTCGTGACTCAGTACAGCACACAGGCACTGACATCATCTTCTTGTCTGAGACAGGTGTACGTAGCTTTGGCAGGACTATACAAGAGAAGTCCATGCCTATGCGTGACATCAGCAAGAATGTACGCACTGATTTGGTGTCTTTGATTCCTTTACAGACTAACCCCATCAAGTCACTGTACAGCTCTGAAGAAGCCTTCTACCTGTTAACACTACCTGACAGCAACACTGTGTACTGCTTTGACATGCGTAGGTCTTTAGAGGATGGCTCACACAGAGCTACTACGTGGTCAGGTATGTATCCTCTGTCCTTTGCTGTGCTAGAGGGTGGTGAGATATACATAGGCATCTCTTCAGGTATTGTTAAGTACACAGGCTACATGGACGGTGCTAACAAGTACGAGATGCGCTACTTCAGTAACCCTATGGACTTTGGTAACACGTCTAACCTAAAGTTCCTAAAGAAGTTTAACTTGACTATTATTGGTGGTCAGAACACACCCACTACACTTAACTGGGGTTATGACTACACAGCTAACTACACTAAGCAAGCCTTTACATTCGGTGAGTCTAACATTGCTGAGTATGGTATAGCAGAGTACAACACCACAAGCGAGTACACCTCTTCTATCCTCATCAACACACCAAAGGTTAACACCAGCGGTAGTGGTGAGGTAGTAACCATTGGCATAGAAGCAGAAGTCAACGGTGCTGCTTTCTCAATTCAAAAAATCGACATACATGCTCTACTAGGGAGACTTATCTAAATGTCTAATTACACTAAGACAACTAACTTTGCTACAAAGGATTCTCTCCCTTCAGGCAATGCTGCGAAGATTGTGAGAGGAACAGAGATCGACACTGAGTTTAACAACATACAGATAGCGAGTGCTACAAAGGCTAACTCAGCTAATGCTACGCTAACTGGAACAACTACCGCTGTAACCTTAGATGTATCAGGTACGTTAACGGCTGGTACAATTACTGGAGGTTCTTACTAATGGGTGCTATGAGTGGTGGAATAACAAGTGATCAAGCAGCAGGCTTTGACTTAGGAAGTCTTTTTGGCAATGTTTCTGCGTTTTTAAATAATCCCGCTATTAACCAGGCACTACGCACAGGTGGTGAGTACTACTTAGGCCAAGAAAACATACAAGATGTTAGGCAGTTTGGTCGCGAGATGCAAGAAGGTGCTGGAGCCTTAGCAGAACAAGCCCGTGCAGGCACAGAGTTTAAGCCTTACACTGTTACAAGTGGCCTAGCTAACATAGCTACTACTCCTGAAGGTGGGTTTGGTATAAACCTATCTCCAGAGCAACAGGCTCTACAGGCGCAGCTACAGGGCCAAGCAGCGGGTTTATTTGGACAGGTAGGTCAAGACCCAGCAGCGCAGCAAGCGGCTATATTCGAGCAAATAAGAGCTACACAGCGTCCTGAAGAAGAACGTCAGCGTCTAGCACTAGAAGAGCGTATGCTGTCACAGGGTCGTCTAGGTTTAGGCTCTTCTGCTTACGGTGGTTCTTCTCCTGAGCTGCTGGCACAAGAGACTGCGCGTCAGGAAGCTATGGGACGAGCTAGCTTAGGCGCTAGGACTCAGGCACTAGCAGAGCAGCAACAAGCTCTAGCAGGCGCTACAGGACTACTAAGTTCTGGTTATCAGCCACAGAGAGAAGCTCTTAATCTTCTACAAACCAGTGCAGTACCTGCTGGCTTTGCTGACATTGGACGTAGAGAAGGTACTGAGCTTATGTCACAGCTACAGAGAGCTGGTCTAGAAGGCCGTCTACAGTCTGAAGATTTAGCTAATCAGTTACGTCTTTCTCAGCAGCAAGCTCTACTGGGTGGTCTGCTGGGTCAGCAGCCTACATACGCTGAACAACTACAGGCTGGTAAGTTAGGAATTGATTTAGGCCAAGCAGCAGGATTGTTTAGTTCGCTACTTGATTTTGGAGGTTAAGGAAATGGCTAGACAAGATATTGCAGGATTACTAACAGGGATTAGCAGCACACAGCAGCCTGTACAGCCTATTCCAGGTACTCCAGGCTTCCGTGGACAGTTTGGTGCAGCTAGGGCGCAAGGCTTAGGAGCTGGCTTAGGGCGTATGATGCGTGGTGGTGAGCCTTCTACGCAGGAGAGGATACAGGGTAGTATGTTTGAGCTAAACAGCCCTACAGATAAAGCAGGAGTAGCTAAAACAACTCAGCAGCAGATACTTGATTTAACTAAACTGGCTCAAGTACAGCAGATGCAAGGTAACCCAGCAGGGGCTGCACAGACTGCGGCGCAGGTTCAGCAGTTGAAAGAGCAGATACAAAAAGAAACTCAAGCAAGAGCTTCGGGTACTAATAGAACTTCTATAGCAGAACAGCTTAAAAATATTAATAACGGGAAATACAATGCTTTAGCAAAAGCTGTTATAAACGAGCAAGGTTCAGGGAGGTCGAAGGCTTTAGAAAAGGCTCTTGAAATTATTGGAAGAGAACCTACCAAAGTTCAAGACGCAGCGTTGGTTAAAGAATACAAATTTGCTGTAACACCTGCTGGTGGTAGTTTTAAAGGAAATCTAGAGGATTGGGCTTTACTTAAAAAAACTAAAGGGCCTACATTTAATATTGGAGATAAGACAGAAGCAGAGCGACTTAGTGAAAAGTTAAAAATACAGTCTGAAATGTATGAAGGTACTAGAGCAGAGCAAGAAGGGGCTAGACAAAAAATAACGACTGGTCAAAGTATTATTAAAGCAGTTGATGATAATGTTTTTACAGGAGCTTTTGCTGAAACACTGACAGATTTTTCACAGGGCTTAGAAAACATCTATACAATATCAGGCATAGCTCCTCCTGCAAAACTACAACAAACAGTTTTAAACGCGGGAACAATTAAAAAAGCTGGGTTTGATGCGATGCTTCCTTTAATTGAGGCTCAAGGCAGGGGATTTACTGATAAAGACAGAGAACATGCAAAAACAGTTCTTCCAGGTCTTTCGCAGTCTTGGCAGTATAACGAATTAGCAGGCACACTTAGTATTTTAGAAGGCAACACAAGCATTGAAAAAAACAAGTTTGCGCGTAAAAGAGCTATGTTAGACGATGTTACAGACGCGGGCGGTGAAACTTTGTGGACACAGTATTTAGAAGATGTGCCAATGAGTAAAACGGTCGATGCAGAAAGAAATGGCTTAAAGTATGAAAAAGTACAGCCTCTAAAAGACAACGAAGATTTGTCTCAATATTGGGTAAAAGAACGTCCTAAGGGCTTTAAAATAAACATGCAAGGCGAGGTTGTTAGTAAAAGCATGGGCGACATAGCTGAAGCAGCTTCTGAGTATGGTTATGGAAGCATTAGAGAATTTTTAGCTGACTTATCAAGACAGGATTTACTTATTGACGGAGTTTATTGATTATGGCTGCTTTTACAATACCTGGGTTTATTCCTGATAGAGAAGAAACATCAAAAGGGAACTCTTTTGAAATACCAGGTTTTATCACCTCCAATCAAGCCCTGCAAAACATTAAAACAGAGCAAGAGGCTCAGATGTTGGCTGAGTTACCTGCCTATGATCCTGCTGACTTGCCTCAGTTGCCTGTAGAAGGGGCTGAGGATACTGGACAGAAGTCAACTATGGAAAGAGCTGTCGAAGAGATAAAGCTGCGTTTTTCTCCTATAGCCAATCCTGTGTTAGAAGTAATGAACGCAGTAAACGCTGGTGTCTACGGAACTGCTTTTGATTTAGCAGTGGCTCCTTACGAACTAGCTACTGGAGAAACTGTAGACCGTCCTTCTCAAGTAAAGAACCAGACTTATATGCCAGACCCTGAAGATGCTGAGATTCTCGATAAAGGAGCTTTTTACGCTTCTATGGGCATGGGTATTAACGCTGCGGCTAGAGTGGCTGTAGGGCAGTTTGGTAAGAACATGGCGCTAAACGCAGGCGCTAGATCAGGTTTTAATCCTGTTACAGGTAAGCCTTTTTCTAGAGTTGGTGGTGAGTCTACAGTGGCAGGTATTACTAGAGATGTAGCATCTACATCTATGTCTGGAGAAGCAACTATAGGACTATCTATGGCTGCGGCTGGTCAGCTTTCTGAAGGGCCAGGTATTAAAGTAATGGGTGCTGATCCTTTAAAGCTTCCTTTAGAAATAGCAGGTGGGTTAATAGCTGCTACACGACCTTCTACCTACATAGACGTAGGAACTGGTGTAGTTCGTGATGTTATGAAATCATACAGAGACATTCCTCTAGACCCTGATCTTATTGCAGGATTACTAACAGCAGAAGAAGCCGCTATTCTTAGACAGTACAAAGCTCAGTTTGGCGCAGACAATATGGATAAAGCCAGTACGCAGATTAGAGGAGCTCTTAGAAGCCCTATAGAAGCTAAGCAAGCGTTAGAAGCTGCTGCTAGAGGAGAAACTGTATTGTCTATAGCGCAAAAAGTAGACGATCCTGGGTTATTTACTCTGCAAAGATCGTTAGCTGCTGAAGACAATGTTTTTGCTGCTGACGTTAAAGAAGGAATAGACTTTGCTCAGGCTTCTTTGGCTAAAGAGTTTAACGATTTGATGAATCCTTCTACTGGAGAGTTTAACTGGCCTGCTTTTAAAGAATTAATGCCTAAAATACAGGATGATTTAACAAGACAAGTAGACGATAGAGTGGCGGCTGCTCAAGACAAACTAGCTACTATTAATAGAGCCTACGAGAACGATCCTGTAGCTGCTTCAAAAGAGTTTACTAAAGTTTTTGATGAGATGCTCGCAGATATTACAACGCAGGAACAGCGTTTGTGGGGTACTATTAACGACACTGTTTTAGTGCCTACAGCTACTTTAAAGCAAGACGTTGCTCGTATACTGTCAGAAACAACAAAACAAACCACACTGCCTAAAGAAATTATTGAAGAAATATTAGGAAGGAAAATAAAAAGAACGAGCCAAGGCTGGCAAGTTGTAGACGGGCCTAAAGGTAAACCTGCTCCTCGTCCTGGTGTAGTTATTTTAGGCGAGGAAGCTCCTATAGTTTTAACAGAGCTTAGAAGTAAGCTATCTGCCATGAGTAGAAACGCTAACAAAGCTACTGAACCAGCATTACAGTATGACCAAGGAGTGCTTATAAAACTACAGCAAGCTGTTCTGGATAACTTAACCAGAGGCGCTGACGGTGTAGACCCTGCTTTAAGAGAAGTTTATTTAGCTGCTAATGCTTTCACTAAAAAGAAACACGATGCTTTAACTAGAAGCACGTTAATACCTGCTGTTCGTAAAACACCTGAAGAAAGGAAACTAGGAAAGTTACTAGGAAAAACTACTAAAGATCAGGAAGATATTGCTGTAGCTGCCAGTGAACTAGAAAACGTGTTTAATGTAACTCCTGTAACGCCAGAAGCTAAATCAGCAGCACTCAAGAACGCAGAGCAGTATCTGCTAAACAAGTTCTCAAAGGAAGTAGACCCTGAAGACTTAGCTACCTACGATTTGTTCATGGCTAACCACAGAGACTGGATTAGAAGGTTTCCAGAGTTGGGTAACATTATAAAAGACGCTAAAAAGAAAGCTAAAGCTCAAGGAGTGGTTGTACAGAATGCTTTAAAAGCGCAAGAGGCAAAAAGGCTTGATGAGTTTGCTACCATAGCTGGTGCTAACCCAGACACAGTAATTAAAACAATACTAAACAGTGCTAATCCTTCTCAAACTGCTGCTAGGTTTAAGCGTTTAATAGGTAAAAACAAAGTAGCTGTAGAAGAGTTTAGAACAGCTATATCTAACAAGA